CCTGGATGAAAAGACAGACGCGGAGCTGAACGCGCTGCCGGAGCAATTTTTAAACGCAATCCGTCTTGCCCAGGTGATCGAGGCAGACAGCATCCTTGGGGGGAATGAGACAGAAGATTTGCGCGAATCAGGCCTGTTGAGCAAAACAGTTGGCGAAAGCTCGCAAATGTTCCGCTCCGGTGTCGCAATGAAGCTTCCGCTGTCTAAGCGAGCATATCAGGTGTTGAAGCGATATACGATGCGCAACAACAAGATCGGGAGAGCCTGATGGCCAAGAACCCAATAACTCTCATCGAATCGGCCGCGTCGGAGGTTTACGAGCTGATGCATGGTTATACGCAGGGGTTGCTGTCCATTCTTGCCAGCGAAATGATCCCGAACCCGGTTGGAAATCTTGAGTTCGACATGAAGGTGGCAAGATTTTCGTCCGTGCAGATGGACGAGGTTTTTCGGGTGATTTTAAGCAAGTTTGTCGACGTGAAAATTTTTGCGGACGCGGAGCACGGCACCCAACTGATCGCAGACACCGATGAAATCGTTGCGCAGAACATCATTTATCAAATGGGAATGGATTCGTCAAAAGCAAGATCGCTGTTCAAGACCTACAAGATCGAGCACGCCAGGCTGATGCGTATCGACGGAATGAGCGCACGCAAAGCATCTGAGTTTTTGAGAAGCCATTTTATGTCTAGCGATGTGAAGCGTTTTACTCACCGCGACAAAATAGGCAAGCACTGGAAGTCTGAGCATATCGCAAAGCTCAAAATGAGAAAAGCGCTGTTGGATGCGTTCAACATACATGCTGTAGCGAGCGCAAAGCGCACAGGACAGGACTTTCTCGTTGTAGACAGTGAAGACAAGAGCAACAAGTATTTGGGCTTGAAAGTGTACGTCTCAGCGGATGTGGCTGCGGAAGCCGGCGATGGAGTGACGTTGTATGAAGTCGATGCAAAGGTTTTCCATCCGAACTCAAGAGCATATTTGGTGAATGTAAATGTTTAGACCTAACGTTTTTTGCACAATCCATCATGGCGCTGGGCGCGACGAATACGGACAGCCGGTACCCTCCGATCCAAAGCCGTACAAATGTCTCGTTGTAAGGCTCGTATCCGATGTCAAAAAGACAAACATCCGTACAGACGCATCGGCATCGAGAGGACGTGCAGACGAAGTGACGAACAACGCGATTTTATTATTCCGGTTTCAGGACGATGTCAAGATTGATGACAAGGTGGAAATTATGGGCTTCACGCTACGCGTCATCAGCGTTCAACCTCGCCTATCTGTTTTTGGAAAGCCGGAACATTTGGAAGTGAAGCTTGAAGTATGGGCGTAAAGGTCAAAGGCATCGCCGAGCTTGCCTACAAGCTGGAAAATATGATGGAGACTTCCATCAGAGGCGCATCCGACATTCTTGAAGCCGGCGCGGACGATATTCAAAAGCTTGCGCGCGAAATGGCACCGGTCGACGAGGGCAATCTTGAACAGGCGATCATGGTCGAGAAGAAGCGTGACGGAATTAACAGACGAAATACATTTGAAGTGTACGTCGATGACAGTCTCCAGGCAAATGGAGAGAAGACGATAGGCGATTACGCGCTGATTATGCACGAAGGTCGAGGGTCGATCTGGCATGACCTGGGCAAGAAGTCGCAGCTTAAAAACGCATCCGTCTCGGCACGGGTCGGTGAAAAGTATCTTGAGCGAGCGGCAGACGAGTACAGAGATTCGATTATTAGAGCTGTAGAGCTTTTTTACAAGAAGCGAGCAAGACGATGAGTGAAGGCTGTGGCCCATGAAAATTGAACCGATTGTAAATTACTTGGAAGCAATGTCGCTGGGCGTAAAAGGAGTCTCATTGTTTGCCTACTATATGCCGACCGACGTTGCTGCTGGAATTTTGGTAATCCCAGGCTCCTCCGGGACAAAAGTTGACCCTTATATCCCAAAGCACAGAGTCGCAAAGTTTCAGGTAATCGTGCGTGCGAACGACTACCTTGAAGGTTCTCAACTTGCAGACAGCATCGCAAACGTATTGCAGTTGAGAAGAGTCACGCTTTCCGGCGTGTATTTTCAGCTCATTCGTTCTACGCATGAGCCAATCCCATTTCCGCCGTCTGACGGGAACAAGATTGAATTTAGTTTAAATTTTCAGGCTGTTTACGTAAGCAATTTTGATTTTTAAAGGAGTATTCGAATGGCTTCAAGTACACAAAACGTAAAGATCGGCGTATGTCGCATCTACTTTAACGGTGCTGATCTTGGCTATACCAAGGGCGGCGTAGAGGTTGAGGTATCAACAGAAACTCACAAGACGATGATTGACCAGTTTGGTGAAACGGAAGTTTCCGAATACATCAAGAAGCGTACTTGTTCTGTATCAGTTCCACTGGCAGAAACTACTTTGGAAAACATGGTAGCGATTATGCCTGGCGCATCGCTTGTAACCGATGCTGTCGACCCTCTTAAAAAGCGCGTTGACGTTACAACCGGTATCGGCAACAACCTTTTGAACATTGCACAAGAGCTTATCTTGCGCCCTATCGAGCTTGATGACCCTACTACGCCTGACAAGTCGGAGGATTTTATCGTTCCGTTAGCGGCGACTGCGGGTGCGTTGAACTTTGCATACAAGGTGGATGAAGAGCGTGTTTTTAACACCAACTTCACGGCTTATCCTGATGAGAATGGAAAATTGTTCTCTTATGGTGACGATACCGCTACAGCTTAATCTCGGCGGTATAATCATAGTAAATGTTTACTTACATTTACGCTATTAACAACGGGGCTTAATAGCCCCGTTTTTTTGTCAATAAAAGCAAGCAAGGAGCCGAACATGGCAAAGATTCTAAATTTGGACGAAGTGAAAGATTCAGTAGAGCAAAAGGTAATCAAGCTGGGCGGAAAAGAGTATCCGCTTAAACCAATCACCGTTTCCGATTTTGTCGAAATGGCAAAGCACGACGGGGATGTTGATGAAAACTCTCCAATCGAGGAGCAGATCGACGCGCTGGTGAAGATGGTGTGTCGTTCGTTCGATGGCATTCCAGAAGATGAAGTTCGCAAACTGACTTTCGACAAGCTTATGGCCATCGTCAACTTCATGCAAGAAGTGGCAGAAGAAGGTTCCGCGTCTGTCGAAGAGGGAAAGTCTTAAAGCGCGACAAAAAGAGTGGGGAATCGGTAGAGGCAATCGACTTCCTCTACGTGTTTTCCCACTTTTGCTACTTCTACAACGTAAGCGACGAGCATGTGCTGAAAATGCCCATCCGTCGCTTTTGGGCCATGTATTCAGCAATTAATCGCATCAAGGCAGAGAACGATTTGCGGACTGCAAAAGTATTCATGCAATCTCAAAGCGGCAGCAAGGAAAGCGTTGAGTCGTTCGTGCATGACTTGAGGGAAGAAATGGGCGATGTCGTGCAAATCGACCACTCGAAGCAAAGAACCGATTTTTCAGAGTATCGGAAACTCAGAGACTTAACCTAAGAGGTAGCAATGGCTTTTTCAGACATCAAGGTTGTACTTGATCTCGATGATAAGGGTTCTCCAAAAGTAAGAACTTTCGTAAAGAACCTGGGTGAGATTGATAAGGCATCAAAACGCACCACGCGTACGATGAGAAACGCGGAGTCCGCTATGGGCGGATTCATGGGCAGAATGCGCGACGTTTTGATTAATGCCTATATCATCAAGGGCAGCTTGATGTCTTTCTTTGGCGCAACGCGTCAACTGCACATGGGCTTGGTCGAGACAAACGCAGAGCTTGAAAAAGCCACATTCTTGCTGAAAGGGATGTCAACCGCATCCTCGGAAGCTGCCCGTCAGATGGAGGCCGAGGGCGGAATCAGCTATCTGCTTCAAATGGCAGAAAAAACCCCATTCTCAATGAAAGAGATGACCAACAGTTTCGTGAAGATGAGAACGGTTGGCATCGACCCGATGAAGGGTTCCCTTTCAAGTTTGACGGATGCTATCGCATCATTCGGCGGTGACGATCAACTTCTGCACCGTGCATCTATCGCTATTCAGCAAATGGCCGGTAAGGGCGTGGTCAGTATGGAAGAGCTAAGACAGCAGCTTGGTGAAGCAGTTCCAAGCGCAATGAAGTCCATGTCCAAATCCATGAACATGAGTATGTCCGACTTTGTTAAGGCAGTGTCGGACGGTCGTGTTGAGGCAACGTCAGCGATCAACAAAATGTTCCTTGAGTTTCAGAAGTCGATGGGCGGTGCCGGCGAGCGCATGATGAGCACCTGGTCAGGTATGGTCAGTGTTCTTCAAACGCGCTGGTTAAAGTTCCAGAAGGAAGTTGGAGACGCAGGGTTATTCAGTGCCGCCAAGGATGCTCTTCAAGAGCTGATTGATGCAATGGACATCCGAAACGTAGGGGCGCTTGCACGCTCCATCGGTGAAGGGATGGCTTCAATCATTCGCGCAACAAAAGACGCAGTGCTGTGGATGTCTGAGTACGGAAGCGCTGTTGTCGAGGCAATCAAAGCGGCCGGCATCTTTGCAGTCGCAATGTTTGGGCTATCGAGAGCCGTGAAAATTGTCCAGGCCGGGATGCTTGCGCAACGACTTGCGACAATCGCAGCGGCACGAGAAGTCATTGCGCTTAAAAGAGCGAATAAGGACGGCATCGCAACGACCGATACTTGGATTGCGACGAATAAAAATTGGGTTCGATCAACCACTATTGCAACGCGCAGAACAGTTGTTTTCAAACGCGCGGTGATGGGATTGAGAAGCGTATTTGCTGCGCTAGGCGGGCCTATTGGAGTCACGATCAGCCTGTTGTCTATGGCCGTCGGGTGGTTCTCTACGTTTGGGCAAGAAGGTCGTCGCGCTTATGAAGAGGTGGCAAAGGGTGCTGAAATTCTCGGAAAACGTCAGCGTAAGCTTGTTGAGCAAGAGATTGCCGACAAGGAGCGTGAGCTTGCGCGCTTGGACGCGAAAATCAAAGAAGGCTTTGGAAATGGAGTTGCGTTTGACCCACGAGTTACGTTTGACCCACTTGGAGGCGCGGTTTTAGGTGCACAGTTGAAACAGATTTCGTTCAAAGAGCTGAAAGAGCTTTCCGCAGAAAGAGCGAAGCTGGCAGCGGAAATTGACAGTGCGAAGAAGCAAATCTCCACCTACGATACGAATCAAGCAGAACACACGACGGACAAGAGTGTGGCCGCCTTCCGCCGTCAGATGGCGGAAAGATTCGCTACAGCACAGGCAACGTACAACAAGGAAACGAATGCGCACTACGACTTGCTGAATGACAAGAAGATTACCGAAAAGCAGTATCAGGAATTTGCGGTCGCTCAAAGCATTCAGCTTGGCAATACGAAGCGTGAAATCATCAAGCAGATGAAAGCGGACATCATCGACGGTGGGAATGCGGAATCGGAAGTTAACAAGAAGATTCTGAAAGAGCTTGAGCAAGCATTGAGTGAAGCGAATAAAGAACAGCTTGCATGGGTTAAGTCTCAAGCATCAGCAAACAAGATGCTTGAGCATACTAACAAGGCTCTTACTCGTCAAAAATCCATCGTCAAAGAGATTGCATCTATTTTCGAACGTGAAAAAGGAAAGCTTGGCGAACTTGGTGACAAAGTGGCAGTTTTGTCCGGTGGCCAAGAGAAGGGGCTTGATAGAACTGTGCTTGTGTTGCGACGACTCGGCAAAGAAGCTGGTCTGAGCGCTGTGGGCGTTGAAGCGCTCGCTGACTCTTACAAGCGGGTAAAGGCGGAGCAGGATTCGCTTAAGACCATCATTGGACTGTCTAGTGCGCTGGTGAAAAATAAAGAGCGCCTTGTATCGCTTGATTTAGAGAGCGGCAGCGCAACATCGCTTGAATACAAAAAGTCGCTTGAGATCGAAAGATTGGCAACAAAATACAAGCAGATGGACTTTGGAAGATTGAGTCTTGAGCAAGCAACAGTGGCCGCTAAACAGTTCGCAGCCAACGTTAAGGTGATCGAGAAAACTTATGACGTATTGCAGCAACAGGAAGACAGCAAAAAGAGCCTTGAGATTGCAAAACAGATCAACGATTACAACAAGCGTGCAGAGGCTCTTCGAGCGTCAATCGGAACAGAGACTCAGATTCGTGCCACACAGCATGAAGTTGAAAAAAAGCAGATCAAAGAGCGTTGGAATTTTGAACTGAAAGGCCAGAAAGCAACAGCAGAGCAGAAAAAAGCTCTTACAAATCTGCTTATCGCGCTTGATGAAAAGTATGCCGATGACAACAAGAGCCAGTTAAAGAAAATCATCGAGGATTGGTCGGACTCAACAGATAGCATCCGTTCAGTCTGGACTGCGGCAATGGATGGCATGGCAGACAACTTGACAGAGTTTTTCATGACCGGGAAAGCCGGATGGGAAGACTACGCGAACATGGTTGTCAGAATGATTGCAAAAATCATGATTCAGAAGCAGATCGCGGGCATTGTTGGAAGTATGTTTAGCGGTGGCCAGGCCGGGCAGCAATCAACAGCAATGACTGCTACCGCATTTGCGAATGGCGGGGTTATGACGCAATACGGCTCGGCCCAGCTTAAAAAATACGCGACCGGGGGGATTGCCAACTCTCCGCAGCTTGCACTGTATGGAGAAGGTTCAATGCCGGAGGCGTACGTTCCACTTCCTGACGGACGTACAATCCCAGTCACGATGAGCGGAGGCGATCAAGGCGGGGCAAGCAGCATTCAACTAAACATCATCAACGAGAGCGGTCAAGACGTTGAGGCGGAAAGTCGAGGACAGCCGCGATTTGATGGAGAAAGAATGGTACTGGATGTTGTGCTGAACGCAGTCAGCAAGCCAGGTAAGTTCCGCAGCGGAATGAAAAGCGCACTATCGAAGTAGAGGGTTAAATGGCATACGAAGTTTTTCCGACAATTACAAAGCTCGATTCAGAGACGTTTGCTCAGTCAAGCAAGGATATGTCTCACCGCAAGGAAATGAGCAGCGGCGCAGAATACACTCGTCGCAAGCATACTGGAGCGCCCAAAAAGGGGTTTTCATACAGCTACCCGCAAATGTCTGCGGCAGAAAAGCTATTGCTCGACACGTTTTACGACAATCATGCTGGAGGCGAGCCATTTTACTGGACGCACCCGCTGACGAACGTGCAGCATCTTGTTCGCTTTGCAGAGGGCGGAATGACGTTTAAGTATGTCGGGATCGGAAAAACCGAACTTTGGAGCGCTGACGTGAGCATTAAAGAGGTGTAAGCATGGCAAGAAAACTTACGCTTAATCAAATCATCGACATTAACTCGACGACAGGCGGCTCACCAATTCTGGTAGCGCTTGAAATCGCCGTTAGAAATCCGGGCGACAGCGCCCCTGCATCGACGATTCGATTGATAAACAATACAGAAAACATTACTCATCAGGGGGTCGAATACACAGCGCTTCCTTTTGATTTGCAAATGCAGTCAGAAAGCGGCGAGTCTCCGCAATTGAGCTTAAATTTGTTCGACTTCAACGGGTTGATTTTGTCGCAACTTCAACAGTATCGCGGAGGCGTTGGGTTCAAGATCAAAGTCATGCTGATTAACACAGCGGACTTGACAGAACCTCCGATGACTCTGGAACGATACGACGTGCTCTCTTCAACCCACAAGGACTCAAACATATCTGTCTCGCTTGGAATTGCGAACCCGCTCAATTTGCAATTCCCGCGACGTAAGCAAATGCAGGACATCTGCCAATGGACTTACAAAGGAGCGGAGTGCGGATATGCCGGGCCGCTTCAAAGCTGCGATTACACATTGCAGGGGTCTAACGGATGCGCGGCGCACAACAATGAGGTGAGATTTGGTGGATTTCCTGCGCTCGAAAGACGATGAGAAGATTGAGTACGCGGATTTGATCGGCGTTCCATACAAGCTCGGAGGAACCGGAGAGGATGGGTATGACTGTTATGGGCTTGTCAGAGAGCTTTATCGAAGAATTGGCATTGCTATACCCAACTTCACAAGCCCGGCAGAGTATGACAAAAAACTGATTCGTCAAATGATTGAGCAAGGCAAGTCAGAATGGATTCGCCAAGAGTGTGATGATTTTGCCACAACAGTATTGATTAAAACCCCAGGGTCACTTCACGTAGGGTTCTGTCTTGGGAATGGGAAGTTTATTCACACATGGAAGGCATCAAACGGCGTTTGTGTCGAGCGATTGCACAAATGGAAAAGCAGCATATTAGGATATTATAAGCATGAGCGACATTGTTAAAAGCGAACTTAAATCTTTAAGCAAAGTAATCGACGTTAAATTTGTCGAGAACGTCTATGAGCCAGCCGAGAGCGTTTCCATTGTAAGTCTGCCGCTCAATGACAAAATGACGCTTGCGACGTTGCTGACCGGTGTTGAAATGACCGGCAAAACGGCTATTGTAAACCTAAAGGTAATTGACGATCTTTCAGAGCATGTTGTCGAGGCATCAGATGACATCTTCGTCATCAACACCCCGGAAGGTGGGGACGCGATGCGCATCGTTGGGCTTGTTGCTGTCATGGTGTTGTCCTACTACACGGCCGGGCTTGCATCAAGCTGGGCGTCGGCCGCTTACGGGTCGGCATACGGAGCGGTAGCAGGCGGCATTGCGGGTGCTGCTGTGATGATGGCGGGTTCTGCGATTGTAAACTCAATGTTCCCTCAAAGTCAGATGAGCACTGGACAGATTGAGGGAGATTCGTCATCAACTTACGGGATTGATGGCGCGAAGAATACAGCGAAGGAAGGCATTCCTGTTCCTGTTGTGTACGGAAAGGCAAAGTTTGCGGGGAACATCATCGGGTTTCATGTTGAAAATGATGGCGACACGCAAAATGCTTACATTACGCTCAATTTAGGCGAGGGGCCGGTTGCCGGGATTGAAAATATCGCCATCAACGATACGCCCTGGGATAGAGTGTCAAACGAAAACTCTATCAAGGACGTTTACATTGTTGGTGAGTCCGCCGGCACATCATACGGTGCCTACGCGAATACAGAAATCAGAAACACGATCATCCCGGCAAACATTGGCAAAGTGCTGACAGAAGATTGGTCTTACTATGAAATGGCCGTTGCGGATGAGACGGACGCCATGCGTCTTGACTTTGTTTTTCCGTCAGGGCTTTACCGTACAGCAGATAACGGCAGCGTCCACAACACGGACACCACAATTATCGCGCAGTATCAGCGAATTAACGACGATGGAAACCCGTATTACGGAAGCGACACCTGGATGGATTTCCCATCTAACGATGAAGAAGGCGCGCAAGTGCTCACCGCTGAATACTACTCGATTACGACCGGCTTCGGCTCACATGGTGATCCAGAGGTTAACGGCGCTATTGTGCGTGAAAAGTTTGTAACGCAAAACAGAGGCGTAAGACGCACCGACACAAGCTATACCGTATCTTATGGCGAGTCAATTCCTTATAGACCGACAAAAGTGATGTCACGGGAAGATATTGGCGGAACAGTCGATGGCCGAATGACGGACTTCAGAGGGAGATTGATTGCCGGAACATACTTCATTTACCCAACAACATCACCGTTTGATGAGTATGTTTCCGACAGATTGGACGACGGGTCGATTAAGACGACACAGGTTGCACATGGCGTTCCGATTGGAATTGTCGTTGTGAGAATCCCGGAATCCGGTCACATGCGCATCGTGCGAAACAAAATGAAGCCACTACGTGTTTCATGGAATTCTGGACGTTTAAAGACTGGCGAGGGTCGTTATCGTGTGCGCTACAGACGCACTTCGCCGGCAAGCACGGATTACAGAGTTCAAAACTCCATCACACTGACGGATTTTAACAAAATCATCTATGATCGCCTGCGCTATGTGAATACAGGAACCATTACGTTCAAAATTCGTTTGACTGACCAGCTTACCTCGCTTCCAAACATCACGTTTACGCACAAAGGTAAAATCCTCAAGCACTATGATCGACACGGAAACATTGGATGGCGCTCCAGTGAGCCTAACCCTGCATCCATCGTGCTGGATATGCTGTTGAGCAAGCGTTACGGTGCAGGGCTTGACCCAGATCGCATCGACTTTGACACATTCTACGAATGGGCGGTTTTCTGTCGTGAAAATGCGCTGTTTTTTAACGGGGTATTTGACGCGCAGACAAACGTTTTCGATGCCGTTGGAACTGTCATGCGCGTCGGCCGCGCATCACCGAGAAACATCGGGGACAAGTTTTCAGTCCAAATCATGCGCCCGGACAATTACGCTCAGGTCTTTTCAGACTCGAACATTGTTGCCGGTTCGCTTGAAACATCGTGGATTTCGCAAAGTGAGCGAGCAAGTGAAGTAGAGATTACCTACTACGATAAGGAAAAGAATTACGAAACGTCTGTGGTTCGCCTTCGTGATGACTCCTGGGCAAAAGATTTCGACAACATCAAGCACAGCGAAACAATCATCGGCATTACAGACAGAGTGCAGGCGTTAAGAGAAGCCCGTTTGATTATCAACGCGAATAAAGCAATGAGTCAGACGGTTTCGTTCGAGACGACCCCGGCGGCATTAGGCTGCGACATTGGGAACATCATTCGCGTTCAGTCTAACTCCGTGGATTGGGGTAAAGATGCTGGGCTGATTAAGTCCGTTTTAAGCGCCGACACCGTCGAACTCGATAGAGAAGTGGATGTAGACGCTGGCTACCAAATTGCGCTCAAGTTTGATACTTGCACGGTTCAAAAAACAGCGACGTGCAGCATTTCCGAAAACACGCTTGTAATGGATTACTCAGACATCAGTGCCGGCCGAGCGGCCCGTGTCAAGCTATCCACAGAGTCAGTTTGGTATGAAGTTGGAAAGACAACCCCGGCAGACGAGTCGGGAACGCAAGCAGAGCTTTGGCTTGAGACAGTTCCAACCTGGATGGTAGATGGGACGCAAGTGACGCTGGATGTTGAGTTTTATGGCGCATCAATTGTTGCAAACGTCACAAACTCACCTGGCACATACACGCAGATCACTTTCTCGATCCCGTCGCTGCTGACGTTCGCATCACCCGGTTCAGAATGGGTAATTGGCCAGGCAGGGATGATTGCGAAAGATTTCATGGTGACATCAATCACGTATGGGACAGACAACAATTATCAAGTTGACGGCATCGAGTACAACGCAGACGCATTTGATGATTCAGACATCACAGATTTTCCGCTAAACATTGCAGGCTATACAGACCCAAATGCGTCTGCGTTGCAATCTCGGCAGTACAGTCGCCGGAAGTGCAAATTCGCTCTGTGGATATGGGTAATGGCGCTTCAAAATATCTTGCTGAAATCTCCTGGGATGTTCTGGACGAAGATTTGAAAGCGTATGCGGGCGCAAAAGTAGCCGGAACAATTAAAGGGGCTGGTGGCCGACTTGTGAAAGTGAACGAGCTTGCCGGCGCTCAAGAGCGCTCTGTATCGCTTGAGGTTTATCCAGATGATGTAATCGACGTTCAAATCAACGCATCGAGCTACGGAGGTGGAACATCAGAAACAGAGCGACTTACGTACACCGTCAGCATGATTGGCGAATATCTGGCTCCAGTTACATCCTTGACGGCTTCTGCCGGCCTGGGGGATGTTGTTCTTTCGTTAACTTACCCTGATACGCTCGTAAACATCAAGGACGCGACGATCTATCATGCAGAGGTTCCGCTGGATTATGCCGGAGACGGCTCCGAGTATAACCACACGACGCAAGGAACGATCATCGGAAACGTAAGTTTCCCAATCAATACGTTCACGCATAGCAATGTCACCTATGCGAATCGACATTTATATTGGGTGGTTTTGAACGGATATAACGGGGAGTATTCACCCGTCTACCCAAGCCCAACCGCGCTTGTCGTCGATGCACAAGAAACGACCGTGCTTGAAGTGGAAGGGCTGCTTGCGGAAACGAGCGATGCATTCGAGATCAACTTGAACGGAGCAATCATTCCGCGCACGAAGTTGACATGGAACGCCCCTGCCGACCAAACAACGTTTCAGTACGTTATCGACTACAAAGAGTCAGAAAATGCAATTTGGGAGCGCGCCGGAAGCACACAGACGGAGCTTTTCTACATTCAAGGGCTTGACCCGTTAAAGCTTTACGACATCCGTGTTAAGTCGGTATTGGTAAACGGAATTGCATCAGCCGGGATGGAAATTCTCAACTATAAGCCAGCAACGACATCGGCGACGGCATCCGATTACCTCCCATACCCGGTGACAGGGCTTGAGATCGAAAAGGCCGCAACGGATGTTTTGAGCGCTCCAAACGAATTCCTTGGCAATGAAGTGAAGTTCAGATGGCGTCCTTCAAGCCCGTACGCGTACGAGATCGGCAGTGAGACGTTCGGAGCGGATTCAGGCATGCTTGACCCTCTGTTTAGCTTTTACGAGGTGAAAATCTTCCACCCGGGCGACCCGGTAGAGAAGCGCACAGAATCCGTTATCGACCCTCATTACCTTTACACGTATGAGAAGAACGTTGATGATGGGTTAAGCCGTGATATTACGATCTCAGTGCGTTCTGTCGACAAGCATGGACGACGTTCAGAGGCGCGCATTTTAAACGTCGTCAATCCGCTTCCACAGACCCCAAACGTGACGTTTGCTCCGGGTATTCGCTTCATGACGATTTCGTACGACAAGCCCGCTGATGTGGACTTTAAAGGAATCGTGGTGTACGGAAGCACTGCTTCTGAATTTGTTGCGGACGATACGACGAAGCTCTACGAGGGCAATGATGCGACTGTAATGATTAACGGGCTTGAGCCGTCTACGCAATATTTCTTCCGAATTGCTGCGTTTGACGCATTCGGAAAGGATGAGATGGTTGTCAGCGCGGAGCTGACAGCGACAACAGCGTCCTTAAAGTCTCAAGATTTGGACAAAACACCTCCAACCACCCCAACCGATTTGGCGCTGTCCAGCAGCGTTCTAAGCGCGGGGTTGAGCACACAATCGTCTTTGTCTGCAACTTGGACGGCTTCAACGGACGACGGGTTTGTGTCCGGCTACATTGTTGAGTATTGGAACGACGCAGACCCGGCAACAGTCTATGAAAAGCAAGTTGCGACAAACCTATTTGCAACAAGCGATGTAACATCCGGCGCAACATACTCCGTCCGGGTTTGTGCGATTGACTGGGCTGGAAACAAGTCTGAGTTTACCCCGGCAAACGCTGTCACAATTGCGGGCGATACTGTGGCTCCGGCAGCCATTACAGGGCTTGTAATGATTCCTGGGCTTTCCAAAATCACCGTTGCTTGGGACAAGCCGGCCGAATCGGACTTCCTCTATGTTGAGGCATACATTGGAACAAGTGCCGGATTCAATGTTGCGACGGCCGTGCGTGCTTATAAAGGAATGGCAACGTCGTTTGTTTACGAAGATGACTCCGGGGTCGCAAAGTGGGTGAAAGTCCGTGCAGTAGATGCAAGCGGGAACGTTTCTGCATTTGTCGAAGCAGGGCCGGCCGCAGGGTTTAAAATCGCCAGCGCAAACGTGGAGAGATATTTCGAATCGGCAGCCATTGGGAACGCATACATTAGCGAACTGGATGCCGAGAAGATCACAACTGGCTTTTTAAACGCGGAGCGGATTCAAGCAAAATCGGTGACGACAGATAAGCTTAACGTGCTGAAACTGTCCGCGATCAGCGCAGACCTTGGGGAAGTGACGGCAGGGGTAGTAACCGGTGCGATTGTCAGAACCGCAGCATCCGGCGCTCGTGTTCAGCTTGACTCAATCAGTGGGATTCGCGGGTATAACAGCGCATCACAAGAAACGTTCGGGGTAAATGTAGACGGCTCTGGATTCCTTGGCGCAACAGCGACAAAAATCACATGGGATTCAAACGGAAACATTCAGATTCCAGGCGAGCTTGTTGCCGGCAATTTAATTGGCAACTTCATTTCCACCTCGGAAAACGCGCTCGCTGAATGGAGAGTTGATCTAGGTGATGAAGCTTATCCAATCCGTTACTGGGACGGTGTAAACCCAGCTTCGACAAACTTTTCCGTCGACACAAACGGAAATGTGTTTGTTAAAGGTGCGATTGAAATCACTACCCCATCTGTAGGGTATGCCAACTTCACGGATGCACCGGTTGGTGTTGCAGACTATGCGAACAACACTCAAGCAGCAATCGAAGACACAACGACAATCACCGGTGGTGGCATCACGATGTCGTCCGGTGGATTGTTGAAGTCCGCAAGCGCAAACCTGTCAACAAATAACGGGATTTTGCTTGGATACAGTGGTTCAACGTATCAATTCCTTGCAGGGAACAGCGCAAGCGGAAAGCACATCAAGTTTGACGGAACAGATTTGACCGTCAACGCAGGGAACTTCTCGCTTGATGGCGCAGGAAATATGACTGCGACGAATGCGACCATTAGCGGAACGCTTACGGGCGCTACGCTCGCAACAAGCACAACAGGCAAGCGTACGATCATTGATGGTCTGGGCGAAATGACAATGTACAACACAGCGAATGAGCTGATGCTGACAATCGGTGTGGATGACGCTACCAGTTTGACGACAAACTGGGACAGCGATATTACTACGGTGGCGACGGATGAGATCGTAATTTCATTGCTGAGAGGCAACCCAGGCTTCAATGTCAAATATGGAATGTTCGTCTCAAGCTTACTCAATGCACACACCGGCATCGTCAGTAGAGCCGTCTACGGAGGTGTCGCCGGGGTCGGAGGAACCTATGGAACGCAAGGAAGAGGTGTGGACGCGTCTGGAATTGGAGTGCACGGCATTGCGGACGGAGCGTCAGGCAAGGGGGTTGTTGGGCAAGGCGCTGGATACGACTTTTATGCGAGTGGAGCCGGGGCAAACTATGGCCCATTTACCGGCGCGCACGATGGCTTGGTTCAAGATACGCTGGCGGTAGAGATCGGCGATATTGTTTGCGACAAGCGCTTTGTTTCTGCCAAAAACGTGTCAAACACTTTGTTTGAGGTTGAACTGTCATCTTCTGATTCACTTCCTGCAATCGGGGTTGTAGCGGTGGAAAAATCCGATATGATTCCGGCAGCCCTGACGACAAGTGAAGTCGTTGATGAAGAGGTCGTGACGACCGGCGAGCTTCCGGCAGGGTTTGCAACCGTCCAATTTAATGCGGTTGGCGAAGGGATGATTAACGTATGTGGCGAAAACGGAGACATTGCTAACGGCGATCTCATCATCACATCGTCAACACCAGGCAAGGGCATGAAGCAATTGGACAGTGTCGTTCACAATTACACGGTAGCAAAAGCGCGAGGCGATTGGACATTTGAAACCCCGGACGAGATCAGAATGATTCCGTGTATCTATTTGTGCGGGTAAGTAAGTAAATGTTGACTATTAAATCAACCCCTTAAACCCGTCGGTATAATCATACGTAATGGTAATTTAAGGGGCTTTAAATGGCGCAGTATAAGACGGGAACAGTAAGTTTAGCAAACGGTCAATCCGCAGTAACTTTAGCTGCTGGTGACGTGCTTTCGGCTGGCATCAAAGTCGGGGATATTTTTACGGTTCCCGGACTTGGATATTGGCATGAGATCGCGAGCATCACTGACGGTACGCATTTTACGATTTCAGGAACATGGGGCGGAGCAACGCTAGTCGATTCGCCTTATGTTATTGCGCAGTCATTTACGCCAATTCTCAATCTTCCATATCCAGAAGCGGGCGACATTGAAACAGGATCGCTAATCAAGCGAGCGTTGTTGCAAATTGAGTCCGCCCAATCCTTTAATTTTGCCTATACAAGCACAGGGATTGATCTGATTCAGCTTGCAAATGACGTGCAGTTGAGTAAAGACCAAATTGATGCAATTAAGCTGCAAATTGATGCGATTTATGCAGACATCCAAACGCGTCAAACCAACGTTCAGCAACTCGAAGCACTCGCGGAAGGTTCTCAAATCGCTGCCGCTGAATCCGAAAATAAAGCACAGTTGTGGGCGGAAGAAGTTACAAACGTCGAGGTTGAGCCTGGCCAATTTTCCGCGAAACACCATGCGGAGAATGCCGCCGCGAGTGAGGCAAGCGCAGCAGCAAGCGAAACAAATGCGGCCGCATCCGAAACAAATGCCGGGGCGTCCGAAACAGCCGCTGCTGCATCTGAGTCTAGCGCTCAAGCAAGTGCGCTTGCGGCATCGACATCGGAGACAAATGCGGCCGGGTCGGAGGAAGCCGCTGGAGCCAGTGCCTTAGCAGCAAGCAATTCAGAAACAGCCGCCGCCGCGAGTGAATCCAATGCCGTTACATCGGCGATTCTTGCGGGAACAAGCGAGACGAACGCCGCTACAAGCGAGACGAATGCACTTGCGTCCGAAAACAAGGCTCTGCAATGGGCTGAGAACCCGGA